AAAGATAAATTTGATTGGGCAGATGAGGGTCTATCAGCACTTGTTCGTGTTGTAATTCTTGCATGGTCAGCAGCAATTCTGACGCTCAATTATGTAACTATTCCTGGACTACAACAAAAGCAGATCGATCCGACTTTTATCGCCAGCGTTTTTACGGGGACGTTAGCTACTTTCGGGGTTCAGGCAACTAAGAAGAAGGAAGATGCTCCTACTATCAAGGAGGATAAAAAAGATAAATAACTAAACGGATATTACTTTAGATATGGCGTCTAAGTCTGGAGACTCATCACTACGCGACTAGTTTGGTAAGAGCAAGTCATCTGATGGCAAACCTGGTTGGGTTCAACTTGGTGGAAAATATTCTGGCAAACCATGTGCCAGACAACCAGGTCAGACCACTAAACCAAAGTGTGGTTCCAGTAAAATGAAGCGTGCTCTCTCCAAAGATGAGGAGGAGGCAGCATTCCGTCGTAAAAATAAGAAAGATCCAAATCCAAATCGTTCAGGGAAGGCAATTAACGTGAAGACCGAAGAGACTGTAAGAGAAGCAACTTACCCCAGCGACTTTGCTAAGGGATCTGGTGTTGCTAAGAAAAAGACTGGTAGACCGATTCAACACGATCAACCCACTAGTGGTGGTCGTAGAAAGACTGTTGATGAGGCAAAAGGAGAGAAAGACGCTTGTTACCATAAGGTAAAGTCTCGCTATAAAGTATGGCCTAGTGCTTATGCTTCTGGTGCTCTTGTCAAGTGCCGTAAGAAGGGTGCTGCCAACTGGGGAAATAGCACCAAGAAAGAGGGATTTACTCCAGCGCAGATTGCTGCCATGGAGAACAATGATATGATTGAGATCAATGAGGCAGGTAAGAAGTGTTGGAAAGGATACAAGAAAGTAGGCACGCAGAAACTCTTCGGTAAGACCTACAATCGTTGTGTCAAGGAGAACGATTATGGACAGGATTTGGAACACCAAAATCATTCATCTATCGATGAGGCTGCTACTCGGATTCCCACACAGAATGGACAAACCATAGTTGCTTATGTGAATTTCCGTGGGAAGTCCATTATGATTCAAATGTTCTTCCCAGCAATGAAACTTCCGAGAAGAAGTGAAGTTCAGGATGCAGTACAAAAGGTTTATCCTGGAGCACTTCTTCACACCTATCATCCTTCCATGAAGGATCCTACCAAACCAACGTTCATGATGAATGTTGAAGAGAGCATGACTCCTAAGGATGTTCAACTTCAGAAGCAACAGATTGCTCTGAATATGAAGAAGACTCAGCAAGCAAAGAAGCGTCTTTCCAATTCAATGAAGGGTGGTCAGGACACTCAAGTTCAGCAACAGAATGAAGCAGCTGCTTGGACACGCAAAGCAGGCAAAAACAAAGAAGGTGGTCTGAACGAGAAAGGACGTAAGTCTTATGAGCGTGAGAATCCTGGTTCTGATCTCAAGGCACCTAGTAAGAAAGTTGGCAATCCTCGCCGTAAATCTTTCTGTGCCCGTATGAAGGGTATGAAGAAGAAACTTACTTCTGCTAAAACAGCAAGCGATCCTGATAGCAGAATAAATAAGTCATTGAGAGCTTGGAATTGCTAGTAGATGACTGATGATCTTTCTGAATTTTTTCAAGAATTAGCAAAAGAAAAAAAGCAGAAAAAAGAAGAGTTTAATGAATTAGTTGGAGATCTGAATCTTGATTCGATCTTCAGCGAAGTCTCTAGCCTAAAAAAAGAAAGTAAGAAAAAGAAAGTAGAAGAGAAAAAAGCAATTAAAGCATTTGAAGAATTTCTCTTCTCGGAGGAGGAATCTGTTGAAAAGGAAGAGAAAGCAGAAGAAGCAATTAGAGAATGGATTGAAGATCCAGTAGAAGAGATTGTAGAAGAACCTGAAGTAGAGTCTGAACCTGAGGAAGATTTAATTGAGAAATCTCTTGGTCTTCTTGCTGAACCAGAACCAGAGCAACAGTTTGCAACTCTAGATGATCTGTCTAACCACTATAAGATCTTCATTGATAGGATTCAACAACAACTCTCTACTCTTGGTGGTGGCGGTGAAGTTCGTCTTGAGTTTTTAGATGATGTCGATAGAGATAGTGCAAAAGTTAATGGCAGATTTCTGAAGTATAATTCATCTACAGGTAAATGGATAGGTGCTAATGTCTCTGGAGGAGGTGGTGGAGATTCTGAGTATGCTTCTTCAGCAGGTATTGCAACAGAAGCAGTCTCCGCTGGAATTGCAACTTTTGCAACCACCGCTGGAGTCTCTACCTACGCAACTTCCTCTGGTATTGCGACAGAGGCAGTAAGAGCAGGATTAGCGACTGAAGCAGTTTCTGCTGGTATTGCTACTTATGCTGCTACTGCTGGTATTGCTACTTATGCTGCTACTGCTGGTATTGCCACCTATGCAACCTCCTCTGGTATTGCGACAGAAGCAGTAAGAGCAGGGTTGGCAACTGAAGCAGTCTCCGCTGGCATCGCTACCTATGCAACATCTTCTGGAGTCTCTACCTATGCAACCTCCGCTGGTATTGCGACAGAAGCAGTAAGAGCAGGGTTGGCAACTGAAGCAGTCTCCGC